GTCTGAGTTGCAAGTTTATTGCTAAAAATAAACAATGGTACAGAGGAGAATATTTGTTTACGATTGACCACGCTCATCCAGATCCAAATATTACACCAACGATGTTCTCGGAAGAACCAATGGACCACAAATCATACAATATTATTCAAATGAATAATGGTCAATTCGCAGCACAACCAAACAATCGAACAATCTTTTTTGATCCTTCTTCCAAACCATCAGAGTTGATGTATCCAGATTTTGAGGTGGCAACTGTTAAGTACAGCGTAGAACATGATGAAAAATGGTCTTGCGGTGATAGCAGTAAATTCACACACGAAGAATATCAAGAACGTAAAAATAAAGAAGTTGATGAGTGATATTGTAGTTATCAAAAAAGATGAAGTGTTCGCCAAGATATCTTGCGAACGCCATATTGCGATGGAGTTATCTGAATACTTCACCTTCTTTGTGCCTGGTTATCAATTCGTTCCAGCCTATCGGAATCGAATCTGGGACGGTAAAATAAGACTGTTCAATCTCACGACAAGTCAAATATACTTGGGTCTTCTGCCATATTTGAAAGAGTTCTGCGAAGAACGAAATTACACCTATCAAATAGACGATATTCAAGATGAATATTCAATCTATCATTTTGAAAAGTTCATTAAAACTCTAAATCTTCAATCTCAAGGAAAACCTATTGAAGTAAGAGAACACCAGAGAAATGCATTTATACATGCAATGCAGAATCGTAGAGCATTGTTGTTATCACCAACTGCATCAGGTAAATCTCTTATCATCTATTTGTTGGTCAGACAATTATTAGACTATCAGAATCTAAAAGGTTTGATCATCGTACCGACCACATCACTGGTCGAACAGTTGTATTCAGACTTTGCAGACTATTCGGAACAAGATCCGAATTTCGAAGTTTCAGAAAACGTACATAGAATCTACCAAGGAAAAGATAAAGTTTCTGAAAAGTCAGTAATTATTTCTACATGGCAATCACTCTATAAGATGCCAAAAGAATACTTTGAACAGTTCGACTATATTATAGGCGATGAAGCACATCTGTTTAAGGCACAGTCTTTAACATCCATAATGACGGCTGCAAACAAAACAAAATACCGAATAGGTTTAACTGGTACTTTGGACGGAACTAAGACACACAAACTTGTTTTGGAAGGTCTATTCGGCACTGTAGAGAAGGTTGTCACCACAAAAGAACTGATAGACAAGAAACAATTGTCATCTTTCAATATCAAGTGTCTTGTTCTTAAACATTCACCAGAAGTTTGCGAAAACCACAAAGACGATACATATCAGGAAGAAATAGAATATCTTATTACGTCTGAGAATAGAAATCGTTTTATCAGAAATCTTGCCATCAGTATGGATAAAAACACTCTTGTTTTATATCAAATGGTTGAAAAACATGGTAAAATATTATATAATTCCATTTTAGAAAAAGCAAATGGTCGAAAGGTTTTCTTTGTTCATGGTGGCGTAGAAACGGAAGACCGTGAGAACATTAGAAGAATTATGGAGACCGAAAGAGATGCCATAGTTGTGGCTTCTTTTGGCACATTCTCTACGGGTATTAACATAAGGAATTTACACAATATTATATTTGCATCACCTTCTAAGTCAAGAGTTAGAAATTTACAGTCCATTGGACGATCACTCAGGCAGTCCGAAGGAAAAGAAATGGCAACTCTCTATGACATTGCAGATGATCTCAGACACAAAAAGAAAATGAACTTTACACTGCAACATTTCGTGGAAAGAGTGAAAATATATAATGAAGAGAAGTTCTCTTTCAAACTTTACAACATAGGATTAAAAGATGGAAAATAATGTCATCATTATCAGATTCAAGGATGGACTGGATGTTATTTGTTCCAGAGAACAAGTCGATTCTTCATTGATTAGGATTTATGATCCAATGATCTTTGAGATCAGAGGTGGAAATCTAATGCTTCAGAATTGGTTACCAGTTGACATTATGAAAGAGAATCATGTTTTGATTGGTGTGGAAAATATTCTTTGTGCTTTTTCTCCAACTGAGGAGTTTAAAGATTATTACTTGCAAACACTGGATAAAATGAATGAGATTTTACAGAGTAAAAATTCTCCAAAAGAAGAAGATATTATTAATTTAATGGAATCTTTAAATGAATTTAAGAATCTTAAGGGAACTTTAATTCATTAATATCATCGGGGCTACACCGCGAACTTTAACACGGTGTCAAGCCCTTTGTCAACAACTTTTTATGGTACACTTGAATGAGCAAACAGAAACACTACATTAATAATGAAGACTTCCTAAAGGCACTTGTCGCGTACAAAGAGTCCTGCATTGAAGCCGAGAAAAATGGCAAACCCAAACCCAACATACCAGATTACATCGGTGAATGTTGGATGAAAATTGCCGAAGGGTTATCACACAAGCCAAATTTCATTAACTACACATACCGAGATGAGATGATTTCGGATGGTATTGAAAACTGTTTGATGTATTTCGAGAACTTCAATCCAGACAAGTCAAAGAATCCATTTGCTTATTTTACTCAGATCATTTATTACGCATTTCTCCGAAGGATTCAGAAAGAGAAGAAACAACTGTATGTGAAGTACAAAGCCACAGAACAAATTGGTGTTTTGGATGAATTCGAAACTCTGGAGTTTGAAGATGGCACCAATAAACAATTTGAACTGTATGACAACATTGCCGAGTTCATTGAGAACTACGAAGTTGCCAAAAAGACAAAGAAAGAATTGAAGTCAGTAAAGAAGCCTAAGGGCGTTGAAAAATTTATGGAGTAATATATGAGAGTTGGATTTACTTGTTCTTGTTTCGATCTGTTTCACGCAGGTCATGTAATGATGCTCAAAGAAGCCAAACAACAATGTGATTGGCTGATTGTTGGTTTGCAAACTGATCCCACAATTGATAGAGAGTGGAAAAATAAACCTGTTCAATCTGTATTTGAGAGGTTTGTTCAGATTGACGCATGTAAGTACGTCGATGAAATTGTGCCATATGCCACAGAAAAAGAATTGCTGGACATATTGACATCCTATCCAATTGATGTTAGAATCATCGGAGAAGAATACCGAGATAAACAATTCACGGGTTATGATCTACCAATGGAAATATATTTCAACAGTAGACAACATAGTTTTTCTACCACAGAATTACGGCACAGAGTGACTGAGATTCAATCAGGACAATCTGCAAAAATGAAAATTGAAAGAACTTTACCTAGAGAATGAAAGTAGCAATAATCACCGATCAACATTTTGGAGCACGCAACGATTCAGTACATTTTCTGGACTTCTACGAAAAGTTTTATAGAGACACTTTCTTTCCAAAACTTAAAGAAGAAAAAATTGATACCGTATTGATTCTTGGTGATACCTTTGATCGCAGGAAGTATGTAAACTTCTTTACTTTAAAACGTGCAAAGCAAATGTTCTTTCAACCATTGTTTGACATGGGCATTCAAGTACATATGCTTGCCGGTAACCATGACACCTATTTTAAAAACACCAACGATGTGAACTCTGTTGACTTACTTTTAGGTGAATATGGTATCAGTTTCAATATCATTGATGAACCATCTGAGATATATGTTGGACCGCATAAGATTTGCATGATGCCATGGATCTGTGCCGAAAATTATGAACAGAGCATGAAGATGCTTTCTGAAACCGATGCGAAATATTGCATGGGTCATTTTGAAATTTCTGGGTTTGCCATGTATCGTGGTATGCCTTCAGAAGGAGGATTAGATCGTGGGATTTTTAGAAAGTTCTCTCATACTTTTTCTGGTCATTATCATCATAAGTCCACTTCAGACGATATACACTATGTCGGAAACCCATACGAACTTACTTGGCAAGATTATAGCGACGCTCGCGGCTTCCATATCTTTGATCTGGATAGTGAGCGACTTGATTTCATAAAGAATCCTAACGTTATGTTTCATCGTATCATGTATGATGACAAAGAAGAATCTATAACGGAAATCAACAATAAAGATTTGAGTATATACAGTGGCACTTATGTGAAAGTGGTTGTCATCAACAAAACGAATCCATATTTGTTTGACAAGTTTATGAACAATCTGTATAATGTGAATCCAGTTGATATTACTATCGCAGAAGACTTTACCGAACTAACAGAAGGCATTGATGAAACAATGGTCGATCAGGCAGAAGATACTTTGACCATTCTAAACAAGTATGTTGATTCGATCAAAGAAGAAAGCATAGATAATAATGAGTTGAAAAAATTATTGAAAGAACTCTACGTAGAGGCATTGAATACTGAACAGGCATGATTTTATTTAAAAAGATCCGTTGGAAAAATCTACTATCAACAGGTAACGCATTTACTGAAATAGATTTCACCAAATCACAAAACACGTTGATCATTGGTCAGAATGGTGCAGGAAAATCCACTATTCTGGATGCTTTGTGTTTTGTATTGTTCGGTAAACCTTTCCGTAAAATCAACAAGCCACAGTTGCTGAACTCTATCAATGGTCGTGATGCCGTTGTAGAGATTGAGTTTTCTATTGGCAAAAAATCTTATAAAGTCATTCGTGGTTTAAAGCCAAATGTCTTTGAGATTTATGTCAATGATGTTTTGCTGAATCAAGATGCAGCTGCAAAAGACTATCAAGAAGTTCTAGAGAAAAATATTCTCAAGCTAAATTATAAGTCCTTCACGCAGGTTGTTATTCTTGGTTCAGCATCTTTTATTCCCTTCATGCAATTGACTGCGGCTGATCGTAGAACAATCATTGAAGACCTGTTAGACATTCAAATTTTTTCTTCCATGAATGGTGTGGTAAAAGAAAAGTTGTCTACGATCAAAGATGAAATCATCAAAGTAAAATATGACATAACTTTGGTCGAAGAAAAAATCAAACTACAGAAACAAAACATCGAAGACCATAAAAAGCTTAACGATGAAGAGATTACCAAAAAAGAAACTGAGATCAAAAACTCTAAAGATCAAATTGCCAAAATAACCAAAAACATACATCTGATTAACAAACATGTTGATGTTCTTGTGTCAAAGGTTGGTGACAAGAAAGAAAAACTGGAAAAGAAATCTAAAACACTATTTCAAATCAAAGGTAAAATTGAAACTAATATGAACCGAAATGACA